TGCAAAGTGGCTAATGAAGGAGGACTTTCGTCCGGGTTAGGTCACAAGTGACCTAATGTCATTTAAGACACCAGCGTGGTTTCAGGGAAACCCGACCACGCAGCGGGATGAACTGTGTATTCACAGAACCGGTCGGGCGATCATGTGTCGGGCCTTTGCAGGGCCCATCACGATGTTCAAGTGCTATTAGGCTCTTGAACAACAACTCCCAACCGGGCCGTCTCCGTAGAACGGAGACGGGTTGACTAACCAACGCGCGGACTTCCGCTCGCTGGTACACAGGGTTATGCCGTGAAGGCAGACCCTTATAGTCATCTGTGCTATACGAACGACGGAAACAGAGGAATGATCGAGGACGTGAGTCCGAGATCACTGGAATCAAACGAATAAGGCGATTGAGGGTTTTATCCCTCGTCGTCATCTTTCGTACGATTCCCTCCAATGCATCCGCCGTTTCACTATAGCCGCGAGCTGAGAAGAGATTTGAAACCTCGACGAAGCTTACGACTGTATTACAGTTCGGATCAGATGATATAACGCTCCGAATTTTAATCGGAGTGACATCAACGCCTCTATAGGCGTCCATGCCACAGGACTCTCTGAAGAATCCTGTCGTACAGCACTTAGAGGTATTTACCCGAAGGTGATACCTTTCATAAGTGGTTATCACGGCCGCGCAGTTTTCGCGGGTCGTGATTATATCATCGCCGTACACCTTAACACTCGAAACCGCTCGCGAGAGCGGCAGACCAGTGTCAAGGTGCAAGCTTGCAACACCTAATGCCCAAAAGACGAGCGCCTCGACAGGAAAGCATAAAGCTGACCCCATCGGTGCGAACTTCTTAAGAGTTAAGGTATTGCCACCGGGAATATTACTATTCTCCGGTGTCCTAGGCAACTTAGTTGCTGCTGAGCGTGAGCACAGCAGATACTGTAGAAGAGACGTCCTTCGGAATATCTTTCGCACAAGTGCGAGTGATACTCTGTCCGATGCCTCCTTCATATCAAGTGTAACCCAGGAAGTCCCCATGGACCCATACAAGGCAAATTTCCGGTTGATCTGCTGGTCGGTGAAATTCACACGACCCGCGGTCAGCGGAGAACTCTCGATCAGCTCGACGAGCTGTTTCGAGATGCCCTGTTGGATCCATTGAACTTCCAATGGTTCACATGATATCAGTCTTGGGCCACGAGAATCCTTAGGCACTAAAACGACTTTCGCCGTTGCGTGCTCAAGGACATCTGTATTTTGGATAGTATCGAAATTATCGACTATCCAGTTTACAGAAGGTACCATCCATTCAGTGAATGGAAAGTACTCCTCGATTGGCTTATAGATGCGTGCAAAACGCATCTTCTCCCATGGCTGCTCTCCTGTCGCTACTGCCCCTGGTCCGTGCTTTGGAATAATTTCCGAAGCATCAAACCTATGGACAACGCGAGCAATGAGACGCGACGCCAAGTCCAGATAGGGGTCCTCAGGCTGAGAATCATAATGATCCTCATCCGGGAGTCCCTGATCTGTATGGATAAACGCCGAGAGGACCTCGTCCTCCTGTGCGTGACTGTACGGTAGTTCATACTTGTAAAACAGGTATGTTAGTTGTCTAAGTAGCTTCACCGCTATTGGACACCCTACCCATGGCTCAGAAGAGTCATGTGCAGGACGGATTCGATTAAGCAACCATCCGAATAGGACGTTGCTCGTAGCGTCTTTCGACGCTGCGCGGTTGATAAAACCGCGTGAATCGAATTCGCCTGTTAACAAAGCGGCGTCAAGCCGCTTGCCAAACAGGGGAAGATGCTTCGTAAAAAACGAAGTGCCTTCCTTTGAAGCACGGTCAACTACATATCTCATGTCTACATCGCTGTAGGCTTGAAGTTGCGCAACTTCCGTTGCGCATAGCTGATCATGCTTGCCAATAACATGAACTGCGTCGTTTAGGACGTTTCGAGTGACTTGAAGCATAAGCTCCAAATGTTTGTTTTGTTCGCTCATAAGAGTAGAACTAACGAACTATTCACTTTAGTTCCTAACCGTCCCTTGCTGGAGCTCGACAGGCTACACGCCTGTCAGACGCTAGGGCTCACCCCGCAGGAATTCCACGACATGTGGAACAGCTGCGAACGTGTGATCTGGCGCCGATGTCGCGTTGGCGGTTAGAAAACCGACAATCCGTGACAGAAGCTCCTTCGCCGCGTACGTTGTGTCGCCGTTGAGATCGTCCAATGGACGGTCGACGACGAGATACGCACTTGGCGGCTGAACCTTGCCGGGTTCGTTCAACGAGTTGTTGAACGAACCGGCGAAGTCCAGGCGGACTACAGAGCGCCTGCGGGTCTTCCCCTTATTCACCTCGTGAGAGATGGTAAGGGTCATTCCCTCGTACGTGTAAACTGCTCCGGAAAGTGCGGCAGAAGTGGTAGGACGTATAGTCTTAGCACCTGGCCCAGTCTCCGTAACAGCGAACACGTTCTGGTGCGCTGTAATTCCTAGTGTTAGTGGATCAGTGATCATATTGCTTTATGCAAGGTGTACTGGTTCACGTAGGTGGTTAACTTCGCCCGGCTATCGTAAATATACTTTAGCCCCCGCGACGTCTATGGCATGTTTGTGCTTTACAGCCCAAACAGTGTTATAGCGCCACTCGGTCTTATCGATATAGAACTTTGTCTTACGACTCTGTTCCTTCTCGTAGAACCGAAAGTCACTCAAAAAAGCTTTTGAGTACTTGGGCGAAAATGGCTTCACTGGCCACTTCCATGGGACCCGAGGCTCGCGTTCGCCGGAAATTAACGGATTTCTCCGTCTCTTTACTGGTGTAACTCGCCTCGGTAACCGTTCAGCTGGAATTTTGGTGTTCGCCACAATGAGCGAAAGACCATTGAAGAACCTAGATTTTCCAATCTGGGTAAATCCAGCGTTGATAAGCGCAGGGACCGTAGGTCGAGCCTGCAGATGTGCCTTACGTTGGTACACGGAGCCTTCACAATTAAGTGAGTGCCCTGTATATACAACGTCCGGTACTATCTGCGACTTCCACCTATAGTGTACGCGTGCGTATACCTTGGCTTTTCGGGAAACCGAAAAGTCATGTACACGAACATGTATCGGCATAACTGGATGCCTAGCCCAATCCTCGATAAAGTCGCCGACTGATATGAACCAGTCGACAACAAACGAGTACGGGATAGCGTCCCAGATAATTCTAGGATTCCACTCAATGCCAAAGGCATGGAGGAAGAATCCCAGTTGCGCCGAAAAGGCGGACATTTCCGGGAGCCAATATGAATAGCGCAGATGCGCCACCTCATACTGCTCCGCGATGTCATACTTATATTGATACTGGCAGCAAGCAGCCGGAAAATCCGGATTGCTCACACCCAGCATCTGTTCGTACGAGTAGAGTGTTTCCACTCCACTCTCGCCTCCGTCCCGGTTACTGAGTCGGACACGATACCGACCAGTCTTCACACGTCCGACTTCCTCAAGATATTTCTTAATATCTTTTTGGAGGTTTTTGAACGCACGAAGGATGTCTACAACATCGCGTAGGAATAACTCCCACCCGTACTTGTAGCCTAACCGAAGGTTTGCTATCTGGTGTAGATACCCTAATTTAGAGTTCCACACCTTAAACATCTTCGGTATTTCCCTCAACTCCCAAAGGAAGTTAAGGCCGGATAGAACCCTAGGCGGATATGCCCGAGCGAGGATACGGCGCGCGTAAAACGCGCACTTCTCCTCAGTCGGCCAATCCGTCTGGTCTCTACCTCCGTCTACTAATCTACGAGCTTCCAGCAAAGCTGGATTCCCGCTTAGCATCCAGAAGTGAGAACCCACATCGGCATACTCCCAATAGGAATCGCTGCTGCAATAATTGGCGGAATGAACTGACTGGGTAGTCAGCAAATTCTGCTTCTCATGGCGGCAGGAATAGGAACCCCTCTTCAAGCCGCGAGGCTCGTCGATAAGGTTCCCACTATCGGACGGTACTTGAGCGGTAATGTTCCCATCGTGAAAACGATGAGAGTCCTTACCAAAGTACCTAATCGGTGAAAACACCGTTTTTGTATGTTCTCTGTGTTTAGTTCTCG